ACAACTGGTAGAAATAACGTGAGATGTTGGCAGCAGAGCCAATAGGATCTTGCTGTTGCATTGAGTCAGCTTCTGCTGTTGCCGCTGGGATACGTCCCAAGTCAAGGTAGGAAGCAGTACGGTATGCAGCGCCAAGCATTATTACTTCACGTGCTGAGTCAGGCAAGCCTGACGTTGTGAAATCATCAGTGTCATACTGGAGTTGGCTAGGCTTCTTAGTGTAAGTAGCCATCACAGTACGTCCTGGAATAATTCCATCGGAGATGGAGATAGTCTTTCCTGTATTCCAAGTGACAGGGTTAGCCATACGATCAACACGATAATGGCGAATTGGTAGCCACTCAAGGGAAGGCCCAATGGTTTGCCACGATAGTCCTAGAATGTCAATGGCTTCTTGTGGAAGGCCGTAAGTTGTACGAGCGGCAATCCAAGGAAAGGTTGTGTAGTAAGTTCCAAACAAGTCTGGGTAGATCGCATCAATTGCTTGGTTAATGTTTTTGCGAATAACAGAACGTGGGAAAGATGGGCTAATGGTTACACGTGCGCCCGATGTGTGGGAAGCCGCATCTGTGTTACGAAAGCCTCGCCCATAAGGGGCGACAGTTGCTGTGTTAGTAGTACGGTTGAATGAGTCAACCCAAATCAATTCATCGTCAATTTCTACGATGCCGCGTGTAAGCACTGTGCCATCTGCCACTTGGAATGTCAGAGCAGTACTGGTGATTGCACCTAACAAGTAAGTGGCTTGGTCTTGGCGAGAGGTATAGCCTGTCAAGGCTAAGGAAGTCTCATCAATAAGATCAGAAAATAATGTCACGATGCTATCTCCGCTGCTGCTTCGTTAATGCCTAAGCCTTTGGTTCCAGCTAAAGCGTTAAGGATGCCTTGTAGGTCAAGGTCAAGTCTGTTGCCGCCATTGCGGCTTGCGTATAAAACATTTAATGCACCAGGAAGGGCTAAGCCTGTGGTACCAGCCCACTTGTTACCAGCGCCTTGAGCATCAAGGCTAGGTACGCCATTGACCAAAGTGCCTGCTAGACGGTTAAGATGATAGGTATAGGTTAAGCCATCCCTGAGTGCCATTATTTGCCTTTCTTAATAATTTCGCCAGTAATTCGATCTTTGCGTAATTTCTCAGTACCGTTCTTATTCAAGACAACAATGTTGCCATCTCGGATAATGGTCTTGTTCCAAGGAACTTTAACCAAGGACTTCTTCATTACTTAGATCCGCCAACGCCTTCGTACTCACCGTAAGGTGACTTAGTTGGCTTGCCTGTTAATGTTTCTGGAGTGCCGCCTTTGGCGGTTGTGTTACATCCACATTCTTTGCACATAGTTACTTGCCTTTCTTCTTGAGCATAGTCATGCCCTTTTTCAATTCTTTTGCTTTTTCTGCTTTTGGTTCTGCCTTTTCAGCAAGGGCATAAGCCTTCTTCTTCATTGCTGGTGAGACTTTCTTTGCTGCTGCCATTAGATTGCTCCTGTTTCTTTCATTACCTTAGCCGTGCGCTTGGTAATCTTTCTTGCGTCAGGCATTGTGCCTGCGTCAAAAGCAACGCCCAGTTTGTCACTGGCCGCCCTTGCTTCATTGATCTTTTTCATTGTGGTGCCAGCTGGTTGGATACCTTGCGCTCTAGCGTCACGATAGGCTGCTAGTTCGCCGTCCCACCTCTTTGTGGACATTGCTCGTCCTGCTGTGGCATCACCTGAGTTAATGCTGAGGTTTGCTGCCAATAGGCACTCAGCGTAATTTTCATGGTCTTGAGTGTCGCATCCGCTACGGCAGTTGCTCATTATTTCCCCTTAGTTACTCGCTTACAAAATTCCATGTTGCGTTTGATTCGTTCCTTCTCATCACCTTCTGGCACACCTTGCAACGCCGCTGATGTGAAAGTCTCTGCTATGTCGTAAAGTTTGAGGTTGTAAGCACTAACGCCTGCAAGGTCGTAAGCCTTCCAATCCCACACTGCTGCTTCGTAGCAGTAGTGATTTGAACGGGGAAGTTCAAAAATCTTTGTGGTTGCATCTAAACAACGCTGCCAGTCATTGCGTCTGTAGGCATCAATGGCTACGCCATACCAAGACTCACCTTGTTCAGGTAAAAGTTGTACGCCTTTGTCAAACCATTTTTGGGCATCTTGGCCAAGGAAGCGGGCTGCCTCACCCATCCAGCGGCAAGTAGCCGCTGCCTCTACATCCCAGCCGTCAAGTTCTAGGCGAGTCTTGCCAGCCTTGAGAACATCTTTCCAACGGTTATGGAAATAATACTCACGTGTCATGTAGGTCCACATGCGTGGATCAGTTGGGTTTTCTTTAACTGCCATCTCAAGCAGTTCTACATACTGACCGCGAGACTTCTCATTATCTGGTTGGTGTTTAATAACAGCATTTAGGATCTGGCAAGCCTTAGCTTCGCCTTCTCCGTACCAGAGTTGCACTTCATGGCAAGGGTATTTCCATACCCAACCAAATCTACTGTGAAGCCTATCTCGTTCCCACCTGCTGCCAGTATCCATACTGATCCAGCCATACTGGCAACCTTCAACCCAGTTGTTCTTAATCTTGCTAAAGAACTTAGGCTCTGGAACTTCGTCCAAATCTAGGATTACACATACATCTGCGTCTTCTGGAACCAGCGATAGAGCGACGTTACGAGCAACATCGAAACGCCAAGGACGAACGCGAATGTCATAAACATCCACGCCAGCTTTCCTAAGCGCTTCTTGTGTGCCATCTGTACTTCCTGTATCTGCTACTATTCGATAATCAGCGAACTTAGTTGCTTCTGCATACCGTTCAACGTGTTTGATTTCGTTGAGGGCAATTGAGTAAACGGCAATTTTCATACGCCTTGATTATAGCATATTTACTCTTGAGTAATTTCTATCGCTTGATCCAAATCAGTCTGCGCCGTCAGCTCATACTCGCCCTGCCCGCACACATTGCACTTAGTTACAACTTGAGCATCTTCTGGGTTGCGTACTTCAACATAATAATGACCGCAGCAAGGTGAGGTGTATTTGTATTTGATAGCCATTAGCACTCCTTAGTAGTAAAGATAAACAACGCCGTTGCCGCCTGAACCAGCAGTTCCAGTTCCAGTACCACCAGTTCCAACAATTACGGTATTTGAAATAAAAGTCCAACCTGCGGAATAACCACCTGCGCCACCGCCAGCGCTACCACCAGTTGTCTGTGTGCTTCCAGCACCACCACCGCCGATGATGATTGGGTTTTTCATTCTGTCTCCTCTGGATGGTCAATTACTTCGATGATGTTGTTATCTGGCTTTGTCTCGTCATAACCGCCAAGTCCATAAACTATTTCTCTCATTATACAATCCTTGCTGTCATACGGAATCCAATACCACTATCGGTCAATGTGCCAGCCGTTGCAAATCCACCGCTGCTTACGTTTACTGATTGAGAGAATGAGTTGATTGCGTTACCGCCAGCCACAACTCTTTGAAATAAATTGAGTGGGACTGCGATACTGTTTTGAAGTCCATAATAAGAATTAGTTGTTGCTGCTACCTGAGTGTTGAAAGCCGTCCAATACCAACCAGCGGTAAGCGCCTGAGAAATTGTCACGGTATAAGCGGTTGAAGCAGCGGTAACTGAAACTGTTCCACCATCAACTAAAACGGTTGAAGGCACCCCACCATTGTCATTGTAAATACCTAAACGAACTGTCGCTGGACCACCTGCCCAAGTATTGACTGTGATAATTTGTAATCTATCAACCGTAACCGAGTTAGGGAAATACATAGGCATGTAATAAGTCGTATTGACCGTTGCGGATTGAGGAGAAGAATAGTTTCCATTTACATAATAAGCACCTGAACGATACGGCAAGAATTGAAACTTGGCTGCGCCTGTGTCGTAGGCAGTTTTGACCGAGTTAGGCGTTGCAGCAGTTGTGGTTGAAGTTGATGAAGTTGAGTCAGTCAGTTGAACTACTCCAGTGGTAGAAGTAGTTGCGGTTGAGACTGAAAGATTGGCAGCTGAAGAAGTGCCAGCATTGGTAAGCGGAGCATTGACTGTTATTACGCCTGATGAACCAGTTGCTCCTGTTGAGCCAGTTAATCCCGTAGATCCTGTTGGTCCAGTTGGGCCAGTGTCTCCTGTAGAGCCTGTTGAGCCAGTCGCGCCTGTACTTCCCGTCGCTCCAGTAGCGCCCGCTGTTCCAGTCGCTCCCGTACTACCTGTAGCACCTGTAGGTCCTGTTGGACCTGTATTTCCCGTTGGTCCTGTATCACCTGTTGAACCTGTCGAGCCTGTTGCTCCCGCTGTACCTGTAGCTCCTGTCGCACCCGTTGTACCAGTAGGACCAGTTGGCCCAATGTTTCCCGTTGCACCAGTTATCCCTGTTGATCCAGTGGATCCAGTAACCCCTGTGCTGCCTGTAGAGCCTGTAGGTCCAGTAGGACCTGTGGATCCAGTTGACCCTGTAGCGCCTGTGCCGCCTGTAGATCCTGTTGCGCCAGTCGAGCCAGTAGCTCCTGTTGAGCCTGTATTGCCTGTTGATCCTGTTGCACCTGTAACACCTGTACTTCCTGTAAGGCCTGTAGAACCAGTTGAACCTGTCGCTCCTGTAGAGCCAGTGGCTCCTGTATTTCCAGTGCTTCCTGTGGCTCCTGTGGCACCTGTAGCGCCCGTAGGACCTGCGACTGTAGAGTTAGCACCAGTTGAACCAGTGGCACCTGTAGGCCCTGTAGAGCCTGTAGGACCTGTAGGTCCAGTTACTGTTGAAGCAGCACCTGTAGAACCAGTTGGACCTGTTGATCCAGTACTGCCAGTAGGGCCAGTAGGCCCAACAACTGTTGAAGCGGCGCCTGTACTACCAGTGGCACCCGTAGCACCCGTAGGGCCTGTTAAACCAATAGATCCTGTAGCGCCTGTGGAACCTGTAGATCCAGTAGGACCTTGAGCGCCTTGCGCTCCAGTTGAACCTTGTGGACCTGTTGCTCCTTGATAGCCAACTCCGCCCTGTGGGCCGATGACTCCCATTTCAAGAACAAGGTACTGCTCAGAGCTGACGTTATAAACGTTAGTTGTGATGGGGATTTCAACTGTGGCAATACTATCAGGAGTAATTGCCATTATTGAGTCACCGAATTAGAAACTACAAAGGCTCCTTGCAAAATCTTTGTGACTGTACTATCTGGGGCTGTAATGTTTAAGTCATACATGTAGGTACCAGCGGCTAGGGCTGCTGTCTCTGTGGCGGTCAAGGTAAGGGTAATCCGACCTGCGCTAGGTGTAATGACAATGCGCCCATTGGCTGTGGAAAGTTCAACAATGACCGAAGTATCTGCTGCGGCGCGAACTTGCATAAGGGCTGTGTAGCTTTGTAGCAGCACCACGTTGCCACCAATTTTCCATACTGGAGCAAGGGTAAAGGTTGTACCTTTATAGACATTGATGTTGTATCTACCTGGATTTAGCGACACCGATGCTCCTAAGAAATAGTGATGTAAGGGCCGTAGCCTGCGTTGTACAAAATTTGGTATTCGACTTCGGACAAGTAATACTCATGTCCACCCAAG